GGTTTGCAATACTTTTTGATGCAATACTTTAAAATATTGTTACCTGGTAGCAAAAAACGTTATTTTGTGGGTAGTGGTAGGTAATATGTAGTCAGTTAAACGAGGGTTAGACTGCCTACGCGCGATGCCGCACCTGTACTGGGCTTGACGGGTTGTAGTCAGTTGTAGGTATTATATTTATTATATAGTAAGAATTATATAATATACCATAATAAAAATAAGGTATATAATAATATATATAAAAGACGTGCAGATGAAGTTATACCCACGCCTACCCACAACCGCGCAACACCACGCCAACACTGGGCTGAGGTGTAGTCAATCGGTGATGCTTTGATTGACTACACTGCACTACGACTACCTACAAAATAAAAGTGCAGTGCTATCACAACAAGGTAGCAAGGGTGGCACTAGTGTCAATCTATTGACGCATACCCTTGATAAACTATAAGAATCAATGACTTACAATAACGTCAAATAATTGACACTTAGCCTTAAGCCCTTGCAACCCGCGTATTTCGTGGCTTTCCGTGATAGGGGGGTGTCTTTTGAGAAAAAAAGCGCAGGCGGGGAGGACTTGACAAGACGACTGGCGGGGGCATTATCTCCAACGTTTGCATTTTTCCTGTACTAATTGCATTTTCATATATACCGTCAAATAAATGACACAACGTCAAATAATTGGCGCATAGGGGGGGGGCGTTCATTTCCGAAGGCGATGCAAAAGATTCACAGACAAAAAAGTCATTTCCATATATATTATAAATATTTTTTACAAGCTAAGGATTCATGCGACCATGCAATCATTTCCATATTCACCAAGAGAGTTAAAAGTCACAGAGGCGCGTCTAAACGCCATTTACGATGCGTCAGCACTTGGACTAAAGGGTGACAAGCTCGCCCTCGCTGCGGGGCTACTTCCGAGCGAGTATCGGCAACTGTGCCAACTCGACCCAAACGTTGAGTTAATGACGATGAAAGGCGCTGCTGACGCAGAGGCGCAAATGGCGCAGGTGCTAAAAGACGCGGCGCTAGGGGGTGATACAAAGGCGGCGTTAGCTATCCTTCAAAACGTGCATGGATGGGCAAGCGCTAAGGAGCAGAACAGAGTGGCGTTTGGTATCACTAACGCGGACGGCACAGCGGCAAGTCTTGTTATAGGGTGGGAGTCATGAAGGTTGTCATTCCCTACAAGCCAAGAGATGTGTTTAAACCGCTACACGCGAGAAAAGAAAGATGGGCAGTTGTGGTCGCTCACAGAAGGGCGGGCAAGTCGGTAGCGTGTATTAATGAATTGATAAAATGTGCTTGTACAGACACTAGCGGAGATGGTAGGTATGCCTACATCTGCCCATACTACTCACAGGCAAAACAAGTAATCTGGGATTATTGTAAGACGTTTACAAAACCCATACCCAACATAAAGGTGAACGAAAGTGAATTACGACTCGATTTTCCAAACGGGGCGCGTATTCAGTTATTTGGTGCTGACAATCCTGACAGGTTGCGCGGTCTTTACTTTGACGGGATTATTGCTGACGAGTATGGCGATTGGAAGTCAACTGTATGGCCGTATGTTATCCGTCCTGCGCTGGCTGACCGCAAAGGGTGGGCGATAATTATTGGAACGCCAAAGGGTAAGAATAGCTTTTACGAACGCTTTGAAGCGGGCAAGCAAGACAAAGACTGCTTTACCTTGCTACTTACTGCATCTAATTCGGGCATCCTCGACCAAGAGGAAATTGACGCGCTGAGAAAGGAGTTGTCGGAGGACGCATGGCTACAGGAGATGGAGTGCAACTTCGACGCGGCGATACCGGGGGCTATTTACGGCAGAGAGATGTATGAAGTGGGGCAATCGGGTAGGGTAAGGCCTTGCTATGACCGCAAACTCAAGACGTATGCGGCTATCGATTTGGGGTGGAGCGACGACACGGCGATTTGGTGGTTTCAGGTGGCCGGCAAAGAGCTTAGGTTTATTGACTGCTACAGCAATAGCGGAATGCCTATCGCGCATTATCATGACATTTTGCAGAGCAAAGGCTATGATTATGGCGAATGGCTATATTTGCCGCACGACGCGAAGGCTAAGTCACTGCAAACGGGTAGAAGTATTGAGGAGCAATTTCGTTCACTTGGGTGGGCACCTAGAATTGTCCCAAATATATCACTTATGGACGGAATACAAGCCGCTAGGTTATCATTAGCAAACTGTTGGTTTGACCCAAGCTGCAAAGAAGGAATGGAAGCGCTCACACAGTACCAAAGAGAGTATAATGTGGAGAAAAAGGTGTTTAATGAACGACCCAAACACGATTGGACATCTCACTTTGCTGATGCTTTCCGGTACGCATGTCTTGCATGGCGTGAACAACGCCCTGAAGCAGCGGCAAAACCCAAAGCGAAATACTGGGAAGACCAGTCCTTAGAGGAGTTGTGGGAACACAGCTCGAAACGTAGAGGTAGACGAATATAATGAGTGACAAACTATCAGCACAGCCTTGGCACGACGAAATATCGCGCTACCAAGAAGAATATAAGAAGTGGACGGAGCGTGGCGAGAAGATTGTCAAGCGCTACCGTGACGAGCGCAAAGATGCAGAGCAAGCGGACGCACGATTTAATATTCTTTGGTCTAACGTACAGACACTAAAGCCTGCCATTTACGCAAAACCGCCCAACCCTGAGATTTCAAGACGCTTTGACGACAGAAATGACGCCGGCAGAGTAGCAAGCATAATTTTAGAGCGCGTTCTTGATTTTGAAATTAAAGAATACCCTGATTTTCACGACACGCTGTCTTGCGTGGTGGACGATAGACTGCTTCCGGGCAGAGGCGTGGCATGGCTACGCTATGAGCCAAAGATTGAAGAATTTGAGCCTCAAATTACCAATTATACGGAAGTGGGTGATAGTGAATATACCGCAGAGCGCACACCGGATGAAGAAAACGGGTTAGCACAGACTGAAGTCTATGAACGTGTCGTGTCGGAAACAACACCGGTGGATTATGTCTACTGGCAAGACTTTGCACATCTACCTGCTCGAACATGGGACGAGGTGACATGGGTAGCGCGTCGCGTCTATATGACGTTAGATGAAGGGATTGAGCGTTTTGGCGACATTTTTGAGAAAGTCCCGCTAACTAACACGTCAAACCGTAAAGACGGCGACAAAGAAACCACTAAAGCCGATAAAAAAGCGGAAATTTGGGAAATTTGGTGCAAAGCTGAAAAATGCGTCTATTGGATTGCGGATAATTACGATGTCATCCTAGACCACAGAGATGACCCTCTAGGCTTGACTAGCTTTTACCCCTGCCCTAAGCCTTACTTTGCCACTACATCAACAGGGACGCTGATTCCTGTAGCGGATTTCTTACTTTATCAAGACCAAGCAGACGAAATTGACGAGTTAACAGGTCGAATCAAGCATTTGACTAAAGCGCTCAAAGTGATGGGTATTTACGCGGCGGACGAGCCTGCGATTGAACGCTTGATGAAAGAAGGTAATGATGGGGTGCTTGTTCCTGTCAAAAACTGGGCGGCGTTTGTTGAAAAAGGCGGATTGCAAGGCGCGGTTCAGTTTATGCCACTTGGCGACGTTGCGTCAGCACTGCAACAGCTTTATCAAGCGCGTGAATCATGTAAACAAATTATTTACGAAACAACAGGGCTTTCCGACATTATGCGCGGCGCGTCGGTAGCGAGTGAAACAGCGACAGCGCAGCAGATTAAGAGCCAATACGCGTCGTTGCGACTTGGCAACATGAAAGATGGGCTTTACCGCTTTGCGCGTGAAATTCTACGCATGAAGTCGGAGATTATCTGCTCAAAATACCAACCACAGACATTAATTGAAGTGTCAGGTATTATGAACACGCCTGACGCTCAATTTGCGCAGCAGGCAATTGAGTTACTTAAAAATGAGCCTGCTAGAGTCTTTAACGTTGACATACAGACAGACACGTTAGTTGAGCTTGATAAACAAACTGAAAAAGCAAACCGCATGGAGTTTTTGCAAGCGGTGAGTAGCTTTATTAAAGACGGTATTGGCGCGGTTAAAGAAGACCCTGCCATAGCGCCGTTAGTTGGAGAGCTATTGCTTTATGGTGTTCGAGGATTTAAAGCAGGGCGTGAACTTGAAGGCGTACTTGAACAGTTTGTTGACCAAGCGGCTAAAAAAGCACAAGGGCCTCAACCACCAAGCAAAGACGAGCAACGCACACAAGCCGAGGCGCAAATTGCCCAAATGAAGATGCAAGCACAACAACAGTCAGAGCAGGCGACAATGCAGCTTGAACAAGTGAAACTTCAAGCAAGCAATCAGCTTGAACAAGCTAAACTCGAGTTTGATAGATGGAAAACACAGCTTGATAACGACACTAGAATTGCTATTGCACAGATTCAAGCTCAAAATAGCATGAAACAACACGTCTTAACGCTTAACGCAGGAAAAGACGCGGATGCAATGACAGAGCTTGACGAAACGGGAACACCTCAAGTCAGTCAATTATTGTCAAGCTCACTAGGCAATGTTATCGACAGCGTTAACATGAACATGACTCAAATGATGACAATGGCAAATCAACAAAACCAAGCATTGCTCGACAGAATGTCTGAAATGCACAACCAAGTAACTCGACCAAAACAAGTTGTTCGGGACGCTAACGGCAAAATTATAGGAGTCAAATAAATGGCAGTCACACTTAACACTACCTTGCGCAATTCACGCGCGGATGCAATTACCACTTTTGCTGGTAACGGCGCTAAACTTAGAATTTATACTTCTGGCGCGACTCAATTAGTGGAGTGCGTTTGCGGTACACCGTTTGCTGGCGCGGCATCTAGCGGCGTACTTACGTTAAGCGCAATTACCGCCGGCACAGCAGGCGCAACAGGCACAGCCGCTAACGCAAGCATCTATAAATCGGACGGCACTACGTTGGTCGTATCAGGATTAACCGTTGGCACGTCAGCTAGCAATATTAACTTATCAAGTACGTCTGTTACGACGGGTGATAGTGTGGCTATTTCTTCTGCAACCATTACGGAAGGTAACGCATAATGGCTTTATGGGATGCTGGAATATGGGACACCGCTAAATGGTCTACCATTGAAGCGACTGCATCCCTAACGCTTGATAACATCACCTTTGCTAGTACAGGAAAGCTAACGCACAACGGCACATTAGCCGTTACGTTAGCGGACATCACGTTTGCTAGTACAGGAAAGCTAACGCACAACGGCACGTTAGCCGTTACGTTAGCGGACATCATCTTTACTGCTACAGGCAATGAAGTTCAAACGGGAATATTAGCAATTACGTTAGAAGATATTGCGTTTGCAGCCACAGGCGGCAAAGTTAACAGCGGTACTTTAGCGGTTACGTTAGACGATATTACATTTGTAGCTGCGGGGAATGAGGTTCAAACGGGCGTATTAGCGGTTACGTTAGATGATATTACATTTGTAGCTACAGGTTCAGAAACACCACCGTTTTTAATTGACACTAGACGCGGCGGCTTAAAAGCCAAGAAAAAAGAATATAAAAACAACAGCGCCGACGTTAAAAAAGCGATTGAAGACGCCGTTGAAGCAGTCACTGGAGAGCCTAAACCAAAGGCTAAGGTTGCACCTAAAGTTGAAGAAAAGCCTGTTACTTTTGTTGAGGATTATGAAGCAATCCTCCGCATGGAAACTGAAAAAGCTGCACTAGAGCTTGCTATCGCGCAAATGCTTGAAGACGAGCGTGACGACGAAGAAGCCATACTTTTACTATTATGATTGGAGATTAAAATGGGGTACGAAATTATATCCGCTGTCAGTAGCACTGGTGTTCCAGTCGCTGCAAGAGCCGACGGCAACGTTGTAGGCATAAGCACCAACGGTACACGCGCCACTTTTCGATATGTTGCGCAGGACATTACACCTGTGGCAACCGCTACAGACGTGCTTGTAATATCTGGTTCTGCAACAAAAATTATTCGCGTGACAAAAGTGGAGATTGTGGGTACGGCTACGACAGCATCCATATATGACCATTACATTATTAAGCGCACCGTTGCTAACACCGCAGGTACATCAACTAACGTGACCGCTGCACAGGCAGATTCAGCCGATGACGCGCAAACAGCAACATTAAAACTCTATACTGCAAACCCTTCAGCCTTAGGCACTGGCATTGCAATAGAAGCCCATAAAACGTACTTATCCGCTAGCGCAACGCCGGGCGCGGCAGCACTGCCGTCATCTTACGAGTTTGGCGTTCGTAATGACAAAGCTATCGTTCTTAGAGGCACTTCAGAGTCTTTAGCAATTAATTTTAACGGGCAAGCCGTACCAACTGGCGCTAGTTTGTATCTAGGAATTGAGTGGACAGAGGATGTTGCGTAATGCCGCTGTACGAAGTCAAATGTAAAGAATGCGGAGCAACGCAAGACATCTTTAGAAAGCTGGCAGACTATGACAATTTGCCGGAGTGTTGCGACACGATAATGACACGAGTTATTTCAGCGTCGTTTGTACATGCCGAGTTTGCACCTTATAGGTCACAAATTGATGGCAGTATGATTTCTGATAGAGGTCAGCATCGTAGGCATTTAAAGAACAATGGGTGCAGTGAAGTCGGTAACGAGGACATGACGCCCAAAGTAGACCATTTTGCGCAAAAGCGTAAAAAAGAAACGTTGCGACAAGAAATTGCCGCAAGAATAAACTAACTAAGGACTCCAAATGAGCGAAGAAACGACGACTGAAGACTCAGTTGAAGAAGTTGCAGTAGAAGAAGAAAGTCAATCTACCCATGATATTATTGGGCGTGAGCTGGATAAACTTGAAGAATCAACATCTACAAGCGAACCTGAAGAAACCGTAAAAGAAGAAGTAAAAGCACCGCCTCCTGAACGCTCTCCGTGGAAATCATGGAAAGCTGAAGCGGCAGCCGAGTTAGAAAAGTTGCCAGAAACTGTACAGAAGCATATCATAGAGCGTGAAGAACAGTTCCACAGAGGGATAGAGCAGTATAAATCAGCGGCTAACTTTGCTAAAACCATTGATAAGTCGATTGCCCCATATAAAAATTATTTAGAGGAAATGCAAGTCGCGCCAGACGTCGCGTTTTTCAATCTTCTAAAAACAGAACACACGCTTCGTCGAGGGTCATACCAAGAAAAAGCGGAAATGCTAATGAAATTAGCGCATGATTATCAGATTGATATGAACCAGCTAGCCGGCTTGCCATACGACCCGACCATGCACAATCTTAAGGCGCAGTTAGACGAGAAAGAACGACAATTGCGAGAGGCTTCGGAATTTAAACAAAGTCACGAAGACGCTCAAATTCAGTCTAAAATTTCGGATTTTGCGCAACGTCATGAGTATTTTACTGAGGTGCAGTCAACGATGGCAGACCTGCTAGAACGTGGACTTGCAAATGACTTAGATGATGCTTATGAAAAAGCATTGCGGTTAAACGATAATACGTTTCAAAAAGTCTATGCTCAACAGCAAGGCGGCGGGAATCGTCAAAATTTAACGCAGGCAGACCAAGCTGCAAAGGCAGCAAAGGCAGCAGCGGTATCGGTTAAAGGTTCACCTGCGGGCGCGAACCGAACCGTTATCCCTGCAACTACTGAAGAAGCCGTTAGACAGGCAATGCGCCTTCACGGATTTTAAATTTTACGAGGATTAAGCAATGGCATTTGCAAACAGCGCGATTAGTGACATTATCGCAACCACCATCGAAAGCCGTACCAAATCGGCTCAAGATAACTTAACAAACAACAACGCGTTATTACTTCGTTTGAAAGAACGCGGTAACGTAAAAACAATCAGCGGTGGTTCAACCATTTTGCAAGAATTGTTTTATAACGACCCTTCAACCAACTATGCGTCAAGCTATAGCGGTTATGAAACTATCAACATTTCACCTGATTCTCCAATCAGTGCTGCGCAGTTCAATTTGAAACATTATGCAGACGCTGTAACGATTTCTGGCCCTGAAATGCTTGCTAACAGCGGCAAAGAAGCAATGATTGAATTGCTTGCTACCCGTGTTGAAATTGCTGAAGCAAGACTTAACAACAAAATTGACATCGATTTACATGGTGACGGTACAGGCAACGCAGGTAAAAACTTAGTTGGTTTAGCGGCTATGATTAGCACTTCACCAAGTACAGGTACTTACGGCGGTATTGACCGTGCTACATGGACTTTCTGGCGTAATGGCGCGTACACTTCAACTGGTTTGACTTCAGCAGCAGCTACTGCGGCTAACATTCAAAACAGCATGAACACTGTCGCGTTATCAGTTGTTCGTGGTACAGACCATGTTGATTTAATTTATGCAGGCTCAACCGCCTATTCGCTTTACTTAGCGTCTTTGCAAGCAATCCAACGTATCACTGACGACAAATTAGGCGCGGCAGGTTTTTCTGCGTTGAAATTCTACGGCGGCGCTGGCTCTGCTGACGTTGTACTTGGTGGCGGTATCGGCGGCAACCAAACTGCAACTCGTATGGACTTTATTAACACAAAATATGTGTACTTCCGTCCTCACAAAGACCGTAATTTCGTGCCAATCGGCGGCGACCGTCAAGCAGTTAACCAAGACGCGATTGTTCGCTTAATGGGCTTCTCTGGCGCGTTAACCTGTTCTGGTGCGCAATTCAACGCAACATTCAGCACAACCTAGGAGGCATTCATGGCTTATAACATTACAACCCCTTTAGCGGGTTTCCAAGGTATCGCGCTTACTGATACCACTCAAAACCACGCATTAGGTACTATCGTAACTGCGGTAGACCCAACTTACGGCGCTGGCGAATTCATTTATTTGAAAGGCGTTGCATCGACTGTTGTTGGCTCATTAGTTGATTATGACTCTTACTTAGCTACAACTGCATTAGCACCTGCTACTGGCGGTGTTGGCCCAGTTGCTGTAGCAATGTCAGCTAACGTGGCGTCACAATACGGTTGGTATCAAATTTCTGGTGTCGCGGCTGTTAAAGCACCTAATGCAATGACTGCTGGCGCTGACGTTTATGCGTTAGCGGCAACTCCGGGCAGTGTCGATGATGCTCAAGTAAACGGTGAGCAAATCTTAAATGCTAAAGTATCTACCACAACAGGTACACCTAGCTCTGGCTTGGCGTTGATTCAAATCAACCGTCCATTCCACCAAGGTCAAGTAGTATAATTTTTAAGGCGGTAAGCTAGACGGCTTACCGCCAACTAACTAGGATTAAATATGAGCGAACAACTTTCTTATGTCGGCGATACCGGCGGCGATGCTTACTTAGACGTTTCATTCTACATTGGGACGCACGATGGGCAAGAATACGACTTTATCCGAATCAATGTACCCGGCGATAAATCACTGTCAATTGACACGATTGCCGACGATAACCACAAAGCCCGTTTTGCACGGCAATGGCAAGCCTATAAAGGCTTAAAAGATATTAAAGGTACGCCAATGGAGGAATGGCCAGAAATTGCCGAAACACTCCGCATTGAGCTAGCCTACCAAGGGTTTAGATATATTGAACAAGTTGCAGGCGCACCTGACGCGGCGTTTATCCGTATTATGGGCGGCACACAACTTCGCAATAAAGCACAGGCCTTTTTAAATCGTGGTAAAATAGACGCAGACGAGCTTATTAAAGCGCAATCTGACCAAATTGCAGAGCTTCAAGCGCAAATGAAAATTTTGATGGACGCACAACCACCTGAAGTCAAAAGAGTTAGAACCGTTAAGGAATAAAACGCATGGCAAACCTACTTACGAATGTTCAAGATGTCTGTTTAGAAATAGGTTTGCCTGTCCCCACGCAAGTGGCGACATCAACAGACCCTCAAGTGCTTCAAATTCAAGCGCTGATGAACCGTACAGGCGACACGCTATCAACTGAGCGTGACTGGCAAGCCTTAGCGGCAGAATACCGTTTTGAAACGGTTTACTATCAATATACGGGTGACGTTACTGAAGGTTCAACCACCATCACCAATTTGTCGTCAGTAACAGGGCTATCAACTGATTTTATGGCTATTGGCGAAGGGCTGTCACAAGACACTTTTGTCACTTTTGTTGGTACAACAACGGCTACAACTTCTATTCCTGCTACTGCCACTGCAACAGGCATTACCATTACGTTTAGCCAAGCTAAGTACGCAATGCCTAGCGACTATGCGCGGATGGTAGACAAAACCCAATACAACAAATCAAACCGTTGGTCGATTATCGGGCCTAAAGACGCCCAAGAGTGGCAATGGCTTAAAGCAAGCTATGTCACGACAGGCCCTCGTATGCGCTTTAGAATGATGGGTAACAAGTTCACTATCTGGCCTGCGCCTACCGCGGTGCTAGTAATGGGCTTTGAATACGTTTCTAACGCATGGGTCGTAGCGGCTGATGGAACGCCCAAATCACGCCTAACGGTTGATACAGATACAACGCTATTCCCAGACCGCGTAATGGTGCTAGGTACAAAGCTCAAGCTATTTGAGATTAAAGGCTTTGACACCACCGCAGTGCTTCAGGATTACACCCGTGAGCTGGAGAAATGGAAAGCAGCAGAGAGCGGCGCAGATACGCTGTCCCTCGCGCCACGCTATCCAAATATACTACTCACCCAGAACAACCTGCCTGATACGGGTTATGGCAACACTACATCGTAAAGATACGGTTTTTCGTATCCTAAATAGGTAACTAAATGCTACGTCCTAAACGTCAAACTTCAGGTACCGTCACTGTCACCGCGCCAATCGGCGGGTGGAATGCGGTCAATCAATTAGCCGCAATGTCGCCTAATGAGGCGGTCATCATCGATAACTGGTTTTGTTTGCCTACTGAATTGCAGTCACGCAAAGGCTACACATTGTGGTCAAGTGGCATAGCGGGCGATATTGAATCGTTTATCACCTATGACGGGCAAGACGGCGTTTCGCGTGTCTTTGCGGTAGCTGACGACGCTGGCGATTGCAGTGTGTGGAACGTAACGGCGCAAACACCTACCGCGCCAACTGAAGTTGTTACAGGGCTTTCTAACGCTAGATGGTATTTTGGTCAAGTATCAACGTCAGGCGGCACATTTACGCTTGCTGTGAATGGCGAAGATTATATGCTTCTCTATAACGGCACAACATGGCAACAAGTGACGGGCGTATCAACACCTTACGCTATCACAGGCGTTGACACAAGCCTACTTGTTGGCGTTTTAGTGCATCATCGCAGAGCGTGGTTTGTCCAAAAAGACAGTATGAAATGCTGGTATTTAGCGACTGATTCGATTGCTGGCACAGCAACTTCTTTTGACTTTGCGCCTTTGTTTATCAATGGCGGCAGTATTGCTAAGATTGAAACATGGACGCTTGACGCCGGTAACGGTATGGATGACTATTTTGTCGTCATTACTACGGTAGGTGAGATTGCCGTCTATAGCGGAACAAACCCTGCGTCAGCCGATAC